CTGAGTCTAACAGCGGAAATCCGGTGGATAGGCCCATCAATCCAGCAGGGGTGTTCTCAATCTCCTCCAGAAGCTCGTCGATACCCTCTGACAGGGGCACAGCATCCGTCTCACGCATGGTATCCACTGCCAACTGGAGGAATTTGTCCTGTGCGTGCTCTACAATGGTCTCCGCGGTCAGAGTTTCCCCGGTCAGAGTCCTGTTCTGCTCTGTCAACTCGGTGATCTCTGCCGATGCCTTGAGGACCTTCAGTTTGATACTGGCATCGAGCATCCTGTTGAGGTAAAACCCGATGTTATTGGTGTCAATTGACTTGTCAAACAGGGCATTGATGTAGTCGTACGCCTTAACGTTGGGGCCACTGATCTCTTTCTCTAGTTCCAAATCCCCTGCGCGGGTGAGAACCGTAGAAATGTCAGGATTAGTGACTCCCTGCTGCGAAAGGGACTTAATGACCACCCAAATTGCTTTGTGGTGGGGAGTAAGGAAATCCTGCTCAGATAACTGAGCTTCCACCTCAAAGAAGTTTCCGGGGGACTGTAGCACACACGCTAAGACAGCTGCTTCGTTCCCCGGATGCGCAAATTGGGCCTTAACTTGATCCATTAACTGGCTCTTTCCCTGGTAGTATAGTGCTTCTCTTCCGCACGTCTCCGTAGCTCAGACTTCAGTGCGTTCATAAGCTCAATGATGGGCTTGTCAATTCCATCGAGAAGGTCTCTCTCTGCGGAAGCCTCATCATAATCCAACTCTAATGCTTGTAGTTCAGGTTCCATGGCAACAGCGTTTGCCTCTCTCTCTTTTAAGGTCTTACCTTCGATTGCTCCTGCTTGAATGAGCACCTGAACTTTTCTTTCCAGGACCTTCTTCTTCTGACCGGCAATAACACGCGCTGTGTTGAACCTGACCTGAAGAGTAATGAGATACTGGCCCAACATCACCGTGTATTTGGACAAAGTGGCGGAATCTACCGTCTCCATGGCCCTCACATTGAAGTTGAAAACCTCTTCAATCTCGGACGGAGGCTGGGCAGAGTACAGGGACAGGGATTCGGAGGTCTCCATTAGCCTGTTCTTAATTCTGGGGTCCACTTTGTGCCTCCTCTATCTTCTTGAGAAGATCCGGTACTTCTATCGGTATTTCGTTGTGATGGACACACACTAGGGACATGTCCTCTAGGTCGCACCACTCTACCTTAGTCCTGTCTCGCTTCCTCTGAGCCTTAAACTTCTCCGCTGTGCCGTGAAAATGCGGATTGAACTCAGTGTGCTGAACACCCTGGACCTCTACTACTATGCTTAGATTTGGCAAATGAAAATCAAAGAAGAGTTTCTGCCCATTGTAGTTCACATAGTATTCAGAGTTGATACGTGTGTTCGGAAACGCTTCTTTAAGCGTTTGCAGCACGCTTTTTGCGAGCAGGCTTGTCATTGGCTACCTTCTTCACTGCTTTCTCGACTGCTTCAGCAGCCTCTACTACGGCTTCGGAAAGTTCTTGGGCCTTCTTCACCGGCTCCGGGTCGTGAAAAATCTCTCCTGATATAATAGCGCGGACCTGCCTTTCCAATTCGTTCTTGAGCTTCTCATCTCCCTGGAGGGCCAGCTTGGCCTTCTCTTTGCCCTGCCACTTGTGGTCATTATAGGCAAACCAGGCACCCGCTTGTTCAATCAGACCGACATCTACACCGATGTCGATTACTTCCCCTATAGTATCATAACCCATACCGTAGATTAAGTCAACCTCGGCCTCCCTAAAAGGTGCCGATCGCTTGTTCTTTTCCACTCTGAACTGGGTTCTGTGGCCATAAACCTCGCCAGTACCCTTGTCTACCAGTCGGCTGGACTTGGACTTACCACCAGCCACATGGACCCGATACCCAGCATAGAACAGCAGGGCATTACCACCCGTGGTGGTCTCAGGATTACCATAAGAGCCAATCTTGAAGCGAATTTGGTTGACGAAGATCAATAAGGTGTTGGTCTTCTTGACTACCGGGGCCAGCTTCTGAAGACCCGCGCTCATCAGTCGGGCGTGTAGTCCCATGAACTGCTGGTCGAAGTCAGCGTCTGCTCGGGCGTCAGGGAGAAGGGCTGCTACACTGTCGATTAGCACGACAGCGAACTCACCTGTCTCCATCAGCTTCTGAGCGATGGAGAGGTTCTGCTCTCCTGTCGCCGCCCCGTCTACTACCATAACCATGTCTCGGGGGAGGCCAATAGCAGCCAGTAGGCGGGGGTCAATAGTGTGCTCTGCGTCAATAATGGCGCACTTATGCCCTATCAAACAAGCTTCTTTGATAACAGAATAAGCCAAGAAGCTTTTACCGCTTGCTTCCGGGCCGAAAAACTCAGCGATCAATCCTCGTTCCAGACCACCCCTCCCAAGGGCCTGATCTAGACCAATACATCCTGTGGAAAGGACCTCCGGCGTCTCGTCGGCGGCTTCTCCCAACCATTTAATCAGCGGGCCGTACTCTTTCTCAATCGCGTTCTGTACGACCTTCAGTGTTCCTGTTTCTTTGGCCATCTAATCTCTCCAGTATACGTTTTCTGCTGTCTGCGGCTAATTCTTTGTCGCGCTCAGCGAATTTCTTGTTGTAGATCTCGTTGATCTCGGCAATGTATCTTTCAGTCTCTGCTTCACTGGCTTCGTCTATCTCATCGTTTGCGATGGCGCACACGCGCTCTATGATAAAGCCGACTGACAGGGCCTTGGGACTCATCACCGGGGTTCTTAACTTGAGATGCTCCTCGAACCTAAATAGGACCTCGATTAGCATCGCGGCTTCCCTAATAGCGTCCTTCCTACACAGCCCTAAGTCCTCCCTCTTCTTGACAAAAACAGAGAGGGACTTGCGGTCTTCAACAAGATTGCGGCTGGGAGGAAAAGGCCTATCCGGGTTGTAAAACAACCTTCGGGCGTAGAAATACTCAATCAAATCCTTGATGGTGGAGGCTGCGGCTGGAAATTCCACTTTGACTACTCGGTAGCCCCGCTCGCGGAGGTTCTCCGCAGCCTCCTCTTCATCAAAGTATAGAGACATTAGTTCACCGGCTTAAGAGTACACACCAGTGCCTTAAAGTCTTCATTCTTGGGTGACTTCAGTACGATTTGTGATGCCCCAGAGGTAAAGTAAAACTCAAAACTCTCCCCCTTCAGCTGACGGATTGAATTCTGAAGCAGTATCGCATCAAAGTGGAGGCTGAAATCCTCCGGGGTTGTTACAGCCAACTCAGAACTCTCTGCTTCACCACTAATGCTAGAAGTAGACAGCACCGCCTCGCCCCTCTTACTGGCATCAACCACCATGCGGTGGCTCTTTGCGTCCACGGTGGGCTGCATACCAGAAAGTACCGACAGGAAGGCTTCCGTGGGGAACACAGCCAAAAGCTTCTCTGTTGTCTCCAGGAAGGGGACGTAGTCAGGGAAGTCTGTGTTCAAAAGGGTACCAACCAGGGTAGTTTCTCCACTACGGAGGAAGAAGTTATCTCCTTCAACGTAGGTGTTCACCACATCAACACCCTCACCCTCACGCAGGATGTCCGCAACATGCTTGGCCACTACGTTCGCAAACTTTAGGCCCAAAATAAAAGAGCCGCGCAGACCCTTGGCGGGTATTTGCGCGGCTTTGCGGAATTCAGCGATCTGGATGCCGTCAGTAGCGGCAAAGACTAGTTCGTTGTCAGTAAATGTGATGGAAATGCAATTGAAATGCAACTTCGAGGTGTCCTTGGAAGCGGCGTGAACCACTGCCTGAACACCGTCTTGGAAATCCAGGGCCTTAATCTCAGTGGCCTTGGGCTCGGTGAACTCAGGTGTTTCAACAAAAAAGCCTGCGTTAAGTAGCGGGAAGTTGCGATTATGCTTGACGGTGCTAGTCCCTGAAACCTTCAGGGTGGACTTCGCAGTTGTCTCTACCACGATCGGGTTCTCATCGATCCCGAATGTGGCGGAAACGGAACTGGTAACAGGTCCGCACCGAACCAATGCTTCGCCTTCTTCCTTTACTTGAGCAGGCACTTCTACTGTAACATAAGATGTTTCATCAGAGGACATTAAGACTACGCTATCACCCGCGGCACGGATGAGAACGCCGGTCTTCTCCTCTGCTATTGACGAACTGGCGGGCGCAATTTCGTTACACGTCCCCAACGCTCGCTTAAAATCTTTGGCAAGTATAGTAAATTTCATCTGTACCTCTCCATTCTAAAGACAGGGCAGTCCTGTCCTATGTACAAGAGAACTATAAGGGATCTATCCAGTAATGTCAAGTGGTAATTTAGGGATCTGGGTTGAATGGCGTATCACTAATAATCTGATGGCTCGCTCCTCCGGAACCTTGGTTATCCAGATTTCCTGAGGTGAATTCTGTCAAAGATCCATGGCGACTGCGTAAGAACAGCAGTTGGTCTGGTACCTCACCCAGCCTATACCAGGCAGTGAGGTCGTCTGAAGAGTCTAAGGCCTTGAGGTCTACCTCCCCTCCGGAGGCACCTCCATTCCAAATCTCTGTAAGCTCATCCGTAGTCAGAGCCCTATCCCACCACGCATTCATTTCCCACTCGCCGTCGAAATTGGCACCTACGTTATTGGTTCTGCGTGCGGTACCCAGGGTGAATTCTCCGGTTCTCTTCCGGGCAGCATTCAGGGTACCGGTGGCTCGAAAAACATTGTTCACATAGAAGTTGCAAACACGGGTGGTAAAATCATAGGTGATTGCAAGGTGGTACCACGTATGGGGAAAGGTAATGTCTATGTCGAATTGGGCATAGATACTGATCTCGCTGTTGGCCTGAGTGTTCATTCGAACACGGAACCTCTGATTGCCGCCCTGATCATTATCATGGTAGAGGCCCAAAGTGGGAGATTCTCCGACCTGATCCCCAGAATGCCACAAACCCATGATCCTACGATCATTGTTGCCAAGGCTTGAGGGCCTGATCCACATAACAGTAGTGAAACTGCCTTGTCCGTTCTCAGCCAAAGGCAGGTCGTTCTGGGTGTCGTTGAAGTAGTACACTGTCTGATCGAATTGCAGAACGTTGCTATCAGTTAGTAAGGTCCGATCTGAAAGATTGGTACTTACATCCATGTTGACCATAGTACCATCAAAAGTACCACTGCTGACCGCATTGACGACTGTGGGGAAAGTAAACGCAGTGTCTTCGAACTGATAATACACCGCCAGATCCTCAGCATGGACGTATGCGCCCTTGTTTACCTTCAGGTTGTGGTGCTGGAACCCTGGATCAAAGATCGCCGCTACCTCGGTGCCTGAGAGCGCCACATTAGGCCAGATACCAATCTCATCCATCCACTGGTTCGGGAAGGCAGCTGACACTTGGTCAGCCCCAATCCTGCCAATTTCCAACTTAGTACCAGAAGAGACGGGTATCAAGTCAGAGAACAGATTGGTAGATCCGGCCGAGTTCCCATTGAGATACATCCTCATGTTACCGGAAGCTGCGTCAGCATCATAGGTGCCTACGACATGAATCCACTGAGTCAATTCCTCTCTCGCATCAATTTGGACAGAGGCAACGTTGGTGTTAAAGTCGTTGACGAAGAAGTTGATACCAACCCCATCTTCTGACCAGTAAAAGCCAAAACCATCTTCCCATCCCGGCGGGCCTCCTCCCACCACTTTCTGGGCTGGGGCACTAGAGGATGCTCCTATAATGGAATCGAAGACAATCGGAACACCGGTGCCGTCTGTGGGCAGGCCATCGGCGCTGGTCGAATCCCATCTAATCCAAAAAGCCACAGAGAACTGTCGTCCTAGACCAAAGCCTAGATTATCTAGGGTATCTATCTCTACGCGCTCAGGATTACCGCCTCCACTGAAGTAAAGCGTCTGCTCATTCTTCTCAAGGTCAATGGTGGCAGCTAGAGATTTGATCTCAGTGATACCAATCCTACTGTTCAGCAAGAAAGCATTGAGAGTCCCAGACTCAAAAGGAGGACCCCCAGATCCGCTGATTGTTCCGCTCAAAACGAGAATATTGTTCGGGGCAATAACTGCTCCCAGGTTAAAAGGTGCCCCAGGGGCTGTTGATTGAATCAAAGCCCTCAAAGAATTGTAATCTCCAGTGGGTGACAACTGGGCACCTAGATCTACGGGGAAGACTCGATTCGCAATGCCAAGCAGGTCTCCAAAGGTATTTTGGGCAGTCAAGAAACCCGTTAGGTTGTTGATACCCCCCTTAGCAGTGATCCGCGCTGACATGTCCTCTTGGGACTCAAACCCCAGCACAGCCTGGATGCAGAACCTAACGGCCTGATCCATTGTGCGGAAGCTGGTCAAAGCTCCTAGTCTACAGACCTTAGCAGCCGCGTGATCTCCAAACAAACCCTCTGCGATAGGCTTGAAAGAACGGATGTTGATCTTCCAATCCTCATTTGGGTCCTTAATGAAGGAGGTCTCTGTGCCATTGACGTAGATGTATTCTAGTAGGGCACCCTCAAGCTGGAGACGAATCTCCTGAATGTTCTGGGGCTCATTTATCCTCAAATCCGCAGCAGTTAAGCGGTTGACAGCAGGAACTACGCGAGGCAGTGGGAAGACAGGTGTGATACTGGCGGTCAGGAACACATTGTTCTGAACAGTGTTGATGATAGCGCTTAAGTTCTTACCCCGGAAAGGAGAGAACAGCACAGGAATGGTGTCAGTAGCGTTGAATCTCGGATCTCCAGGGAGTTTGAAGGGAGTGAACTTGACGTCGATAGTGTCGAAGGCAAAGAAGATGTCCTCTGAATTGATGGATGCGCCGAGATTTTTCTCCAAGAAGGACTGTAGAAACGCAGTCAAATTCTTAGCGTGCTGAACATCAGCGAAGGCAGACAAAACACTGGTAGCAGAGCCTCCGGCACACCCCGGCTTACCAATGGTGGCCCTGAGATCTCTACTGGTGAGGGTACTCACTGTTAGTAACGCGGTAATAAAGGTTTCTGCTACCTTAATCCGGGCTCCGAGGTCATCTGTATCACTCAGAGACAGAATGCTGGCTCCCAAGAAAGCCACGTTCTCACTAAGAGTCATGATGGCACCAAGATCCGCAGGATGTAGTGCCTGAGCAAATGCGTTCAGGAACCTATCCTTCTCACCTAGAGGAATAGTGCCAATAGAGGCAGGAATGCTGGCACCACCAAGAAGTTGAATGACAGCAGGAAGGTCTAGCTCCCCACCAGTCTTGATCAGTGCTCCTAGATCCCCGGTACTCTCCCCCACAGCTCGGATGAGGGCGATGATTTCATCAAAGCCCCCCTGGTGGCTAGTTATTTGAGTCAACAGTCCTACAGCAAAACCTGTCTCTCCTGTAAACACAGGGGTGATCTCGGCAGGCATTCCCGGAATAAATGTCAGTGGGAGGGTCCGGGCAGGAAGGTTCTTGATGTCTCCAGCGACTCCCCGAATAAATGCCAGGATTTGAGGAGCAGGGATACCCAACATAAAACCAGGCAAATCCTTGAACTGGAATCCCCGGATGGCCCCGATCAAATCGGCTAACTGCACTGGGAAAAAGACTGCTCCCAAGTCTGCGGGGGCGTGGATGCGGGCACCTAGGTTCCCAGTAGGCTGGGCAAAGATG